GCAACACCAGCCAACACATTACCACCTAAAGAATAGGCATTAGCTGGAGCCATTGTCTGAGCCGCACTTGTAATGCCCTGACCCGTCAACATTCCAGCTTGTGCCGCACCAGCAGTAGTCTTAGCACCAATTTGAGTACCAAGTGTCATAGGTTGTTGAGCAAGATTCTCAAGCCCTGTCGTTACATCCATAACATTGGTAAATGGCGCAAGAGCCGCTGTTTGACCAGTGTAATATCTACCCTGCAAGTTAGCACCAGTATCAAATAATCCAGCACCATAAGTTATGCGGTTTCTAGCCTCTTGATCTGCCTGTGCCGCAAGAACCAAATTACTTTGTGCAATAGAGTTGTAGTAGGCTTGCATTTCAGGTGTTGTAGCACCCATAGCACCACCTTGAGCAACAGATAAACCACCTCGACCTTGTTGTTGTAACTTGTTCTGCAACATGGCAAGTTGATTCTCTTGACTAGGTGCAAGCAATGCCTGTTGTTTAGTAATGTAGTCAGCCGCAACTTCTTCAGGACTCTTGTTAAGGTAACCTTGACCAAGGCTGAACAGATTCTGTGCCGCACCAGTTAAAGGCGCATAAGCCGCTTGAGCGCCCTCTGCACCAGTTAAACCTCGACCAGCCAATGTAGACAATCGGTTTTGGTAACCAAGAATCTCAGGGCTTGGTGTATATCCAGCACCAATAACATTACCCGCCGCATCAGTTTGGAAGTTAGATGCACCAAAGCGAGTAGTTACGCCAACAGGTCTAAACCTTGCCGCTTCAGCCGCAATCTGTGCCGCACGAACTTGTGCTTGTGCTTGAGTTGTTGCCGCATCTGCCGCCGCTTCACTTTGAAGATAAGAACCACCAGCACTCAATAATCCTTGAATAGCAGATGGTGCAAATGAAGCTAATGTCTCTGGTTTTACACCTAAAAAACTAGCCGCTGATGTCAACAAACTTGGTGTTACACCTTGCGTTGCAATTTGAGTTGCAAGAGCAGAACCTATAGATGATGTGGCGGCGGCGGTAGCATTAACTCCTGCCGCACCAGTACCAACACCAGCCATGGGGCTACCAGAACCTAATAATCCTCCACTAGTAGTAGTTGCCGCAGTTCCACCAAAAGCACCTGACGCAAGAGCCGCACCGCCAGCAAGAGCCGCAACAGTACCCCAACCGACTGATTCGTTTACAGCATCATCAACGCCAGCTAAAGCATCAGATACGCTACCAACAGCATCATCAACAGCGCCAGTAACAGAATCAACAATAGATGAAATACCACCTTGAGGCTTAATCTTTCTATCCCCAATATGCTTAAAAGCATTGATTGGTAAATCTGGAATGCCCAACAAGGCATAGTTACGATCATTGAATTTCATAAGTCAGCCTTCCAGTTGAATTGAGGCAAGTCAGAGTCAACAACATTTAAACCAACTTTTTTAAGCAGTTCAACAATTTGAGGATTGTCAGCTTTACCATAAACAGTTTTAATGCCAAGATCAGTTGTTCTTTGTATGAAAGCACTTAATGATCTAGCAAGCGTCATCACGCCATCTTGTGTAAACAAATGAACTTCTGCGGCATTATCATCAATCTTTGTAAGCAACAAGACAGAGTTACCCTCTTGCATCAAAACAGCTTTTTTCTGTTTGACAGCATTGCTTATCAAGCCTAATGCCTTGTTCCCATCTACACCTCTTTTTTGTGCATCTGCTAGTATGATTTCTGTTGCTTTCATGTTTACCCCTTAAATAGTGCCGTTGTGTGTCATTTAGCTTCCAACGCTGTGATTCGTGCTGTCAGGGTTGTGATGAGGGCTTGTTGCTGAATAATTAAATCTTGCATTGTTGGCTGTACTTGTATTAAAGATTGTTCAGCATTCCATGCAACTGTTGCTGATTGTGCTTCAGCAATTTCTTCAGCGGTCAGGTCAACTTGAGTGACTTGGCCTGTTTCGCAATTAACTACTGTTCTGTGTGTCATGATTTAGCCTTCATAAAGAATGTTGATTGAGCCAGCGTCAAATGTATCTGTGCCGTTTACTGTGGTGATGCGAAGTTGAGTAAGCGTATCTGATAAGGTTTTAGAACCGCATATCTGTACGTTGTCGTTTGTGGTTGCTGAAGTAATTGCACCAGACGCAACCCATGCGTTACTTCCGACAAGTGTGAATACAATTTGTGCAACATAAGAAACAGCCGCCTGCATGCCGGTATGAGTCAAAATTCCTGCTGTGTACGCTACTGTGTAAACGTTTTGTGCCGCAGCAAATCTGGCAGACATACCTGTATACCCGGAGGTTTCAATGCCACCAGCATCGCCTAGCTGAAGCTGCACAATACTTGTTCCACTTGTACTTACACCGTTGAACATCACAGTAACGCGCTTGACCCAAGACGGAATGCCGGTGAAGTCAATGCTTGTACCGCTTGTAGAGGCAACAGCAGTGCCAGAGGTAATAGTGCCTTTAATTGACCCGTTAACAGTAAGTAATGCACCTGTGGCTTGAGTTGTAGTGCCTACTAATAAATTACCAGCACTATCAAACCTTGCAATCTCCGCACCGCCCTCAGCAAAAGCAATGGTGTCAGCGGCAGGGAAGAAGATACCTGTGTTGGTGTCGCCTGTAGTGGTAATTGATGGCGTACCTACTGCGCCAGCGTCAACAGTAATTGATGTGGCAGATGCCGCACCTAAAACAGGCGTTACCAAGGTCGGGCTAGTCGCCAGCACATTGTTGCCTGTGCCTGTGTTAGTGACGCTGACAAGCCCTTTAGACGCATCTGTTGCTACAGCACTTGAGGCAGTTAAGCTAGAAAGAATTGGTTGAGCAGTTAATGTTGCTACACCAGTAACAGCCAACGTAGGAATTGTTACCGTACCCGTAAAGGTAGGCGATGCAGTATCAGACTTTGAATTGACAGCAGTTGCAATATTGTCAAACTCAGTATTGATTTCAGTACCCTTGACAATTTTTAAAGGGTCGCCAGAGGTGAGCGTATCCTTTGTTGCAAAGTTAGTTGATTTTGTATAGGCTGTCATTTTATTCCTTTTAACTCAAACGACCATGTTTTGATTGAATTTCAATCTTTTGAATAGACAACTGAAAACCATTTATATCAGTCTCATACCCTGTTTGAACAATTTTCCCAGAACCAGAACCATTTGCAATCAATGTTTGCAATGCAACACCTTCAGAGTAGTAAGCCACTATAGTCGCATTTGCACCATATTCTGCTGTTCCATACTCAGAAACACCTTGGGTAGGAATCAATACATTCTGAGACAAGTAGTTTGTCAAGAAGTCATATCCCCACTTGATCGTTACAAACTGATTGCTTCCACCAATGACAACAGCAGTTATTTTTTTAATGATAGATGTTCTTGATACATCACCTAAGTCGCTATGATTTGTATAGTAAGCAAATCTGTAAGATGAACCATTGTCTTGGTATCCTGTATATTGAGCAACATATCCTGTTTTACCAATTAACAAGTCACCATTACGTCTTGAGCAAAAAGATTTTGGCAGTATTGAGTCCCAAACTGTGACTCGTAAAGCGCCATCAGGCAAAGAAACCTTTGTGTCAAAACAATATACTTGTTGATTAATAGGCAACGACAACAAATAAATTGCTTCTTTTTCAGAGTAAATTGATTTGACGTTTGCTAGAACTTCACTGCTAATTTTTGTTGATAAGTCTTTCCTGATATTTTTAGACAAATCTCTTTCAGGTGCAGACTTTTCTTGGATTGTTCTCATCAAAGAACGAATGCCAGAATTGGATAGGAAGATCACATCAGAACTTGTATTCTGAATAGTGTCTCTAGCAATGCAACCAATGTTTTCAACTGTGTCACTCAATGACATTGATGCTGGTGTAGTGGCATTTTGATAAACAAGGATTTGACGCTTACCAAAGATAAACAAGAAATTATTGTGTGCGGCAAGACCTGTAATCTGGTCAGCGCCATTCGCCCAAACACGATCTACATTCAAAGAACCAGCCGTACCTGTTGACCAAACATGACCAGCAATCAAGTCGCTAAAGAAAACAGTAGCATTGTTTGTTGTTGTGTTTGCCGCCCACAATCTACCAAACGCTGAAATGCAAATGTTTGCATCAGGAACTGTACCTACATAACCCGTCTTTTCGCTAACTCTGCGATACGTTGTGGTGCTGACAGTTGGGTCATAGATCAAAGCATTAAAGCCCAACTGAAAGAAGTAGGTTATGCTATTTAGCGTTGCACATTGCCAGTTACTTGCGGTAATAGTAGGTGCGCTACCACCACCACCATAGGTAAGTTCAGTAAGTACATTACTTGCGCCCAACTTAAAAAGTTTGTTGTTGCCAGCCAATAAAACAGTCAATGTCCCATCTGCCTCAACCATCTCATGTATAACAGTTACATCATTAGCGCCCAAATTACCTGTAGAAGAATTTAATGCAGTCCAACCTTTACGTGAACCAATACGACCATACTGGTCAATGATGCAGTTTGTAGCAATCAAAGCAAATCCACTCTGCAAATCAAGCGGAGAATCTTGAGTATTTAGCCCATAAAAGCCAGGGGCTGAAATACTAGCAATTTGCAAAGATTGGTTCATACTGCAACGAACTCCTGATTCTCAGGATAGCGAGTGCCTTCTAAAGCAATGTAATCAGACAACATGGTTTTGTATAACGAGTACGCATCAGAAGAAGTAAGACCACCATCTTCACCACGCTCTACCAATGCTCTAGCATAGGCATTTTGAGCCACCAAAGTATCAGCAACAGATACAACAGTTGCATCTGAGGTCAACGTAGCCTGTGGCACTGTCAAGGCAAATTTGATCGTGTAAACACCATCAGGTATTGGATAAAGATTAACCTTAGTGTTGTAGCTACCATCAACACCATCAAAGGCAAATTCTGTAGGTATTGAGTTGACCAATGGCGTAAAGTTCAACTTGCGGTTCATGTCCACAAAGCTGATGTTTATAAGTCCAACATTGCTCGTGGTGTTGATTACATCCATTACTTGAAACTTCTGACCAGCACCTGTCAGAGAGTAAGCGGGTGTAGATGCTACAGTGGTCACTGTAATGGTTTGACCCAAAACATTCCAAGCAAAAGCATCTTCAATCTGACGCTTTGCATCATTAACAAATTTTCCCATTAAGGAAGAATAAGAGGTTTCGGAAACAGTTGATACTGTTGTCTCACGTAATCTTACGAGTACATCGTTTACAAGTTCAAGGTAGGTCATGCTCTACTCAACCCTTCTTCTTCAAATGTTGCTATAAAACTAAATGAACTTGCAGATTGAGTAGTTATTTTAATTTTGTCGCCTTCTTCCAAAACAATGTAAGCATTGCCATCAAACTGCAAATATTCTTTTGTACTGAAATCGTAATTAGTCAATATATCAAGAGTGGTATTAGCACTTGCGTCAAACCATTGAACAGTTATATGCTTGGTAGAGCCACCTGTATTGTGTATATACATTACAGTAAATTTTGAGTAATAGCCAGTAGGACAGGTATAGACTGTAGTGTCTACTGCCGCCGCAGGACTAACTCCAACTGATAATGCTCTCATTTCGCTTTTGCCTTATTCCTTGCGGAGATAGCTTTAGCTTTTGCCTTTGCGTCAGCCTTTGAGGTTGCACCCCATGCCTTGAGCGAAAGAAGCAGTCTTGTTGGTTCACCATCCTTGTACTCTGCAC